TCCCATGGCTTGATGTCGACGCGCAATTCTGCGCCGAGCTCATCACCGTACGATACTTGTTCAGTATCGTACCGTAGAAATGACAATCCTGTCGTTCTACGGATTTCTGGTTGTTCAGTAGCAATCAGAGGGGGATACGCCAAATCCTTGGCCTCTACCCTCAAAATAGCTTCACACATACAGGAGTAATAAAACTTATGGGCGCCACACCAAGACACCGATCCCGTGATACGGTAATACCTCTAATCACTGCGTACACGACTACCCGTTGTAACGGATCTTCGTATGATACGCAAATTGATGAGTGGAACGACCGCTCGGGAGCGGAAAAGCTTGGAAATGGCGAAATCCAGGAAACTTCGGATTGGGTCGTGCCTAATTTTAAAGCACGGTCGGCGGCAGGGGAGATATTCAACAACCCCTTTCGCACTTCGAAGACCAAGCATGCCGCAGCAACTAGCGGCTCTTGGGACTTTTACTGGATCCCTACCTGTACTGGCACCAGTACCAAGGCCGTCGGTGGTAATACTACCGGCGGTCACAGCAATCCTCCTGCATCCTGGGGCGGTCATAAAGAAGGTCTACCATCGTGGTATGACCAGACCGGAGATTTGCGAATATTAGCGGGCACAAGTGCCTGGGCTAATGTCGCATCCCCTGAGGTGTTAGGCGGAGAGTTTCTACGGGACGCGCATCGAACTTTTGAGATGCTACGACACCCGTTGGGTACGCTACGAGAGGCTTTAACAGCGGTTCGCACGAAGAAGAAATTTCAACATGCGGGGTTGTCTGTGGGAGCCTACATAGGTTCAGAGTGGTTGAAATACCGTTACGGGCTCACGCCCGCTCTGAACGACATAGCTGGTGCATTTGAAGCTATTGTAAAGCCCATCTTTACCGATAGGAAAACAGCTCGTGGTTATGCCGATTATCCGCTCTATGAGGCCAGTGATACTTTAACTGGTTCTTTAGGGGCGGAGTACGGTTATACCACGCAACGTTATTGCTCACAACATCAACAAGTGCGGGCCGGCATACTTTACCGGCACGTGTCTGGGATGAATGAGAAGTTCGGTTTACACCTGAACTCCGTCGTTCCGACGCTATGGGAAATATTACCATGGTCGTTCGTGGGCGATTGGTTCTTTAACGTTGGGGATTACCTCTCTGCTGTTGTACCGAAGGCGGGCACGCAAATCCTAAGCTCGTGGACCACTGTGAAAGTGACCCATAAGCAACGGTCGATGATGACATCGTCACCATTGACAGGTTGGAACCTCCAAATTAACGGGGGCCCTGGCCTGATTGCGTCTACTGAACGCGTGGAACTTACACGCACACCGGGAGCTAACTTGGGCGTAGTAGCACGATCTAACGACCTGACTTTGTCAAGGACGAAGAATTGGCTGCATACTGCCGACGCATTTGCACTTATTGCGCAACTGCTGTACTCCCTACCTGGTAAGCCTGTCGGAGGTTACGTACCCCGTTCAAGGGTACGGGCAAGACCTAGAAACTGGTCGAGCACCTACGATGTTTATCAGCGCGATTAAAACCCGCGTTGATACTTACCTTTACTTAACCTAGAGGATGTAACTAAATGTCAATTACACTCAATACCCTGGTATACGACCAGGACACTCCGCTGTCTGCCAACAAGGTTCCGTATCACGGGCCGGACCACTCGTTCAACGTCAAAGACATTCTGACGCTGGCGCGCGTGGCACCGAAACCGACTACGACTTTTGCTGGGGTAGCGCGGAGTGAGGTCAAGAGGACCAAAACTGTGACTCTTGGTGACGGTTCAACCGCCGATGCCATCATAGCAGTGAATTTCTCTTTGCCAGTCGGCATGACACAAGCTGATGTCGATGCGTTGCGTGATGATGTTGGCGACTTTGTTATTTCTGCCGGATGCGGTACGCTTGTATGGAACCACGACCTGACTTACTAAAAGACCTAACAAGTCTTGTCAGTATCTTGGTACCCAACAGCTATCCCGCTATGGCAATAGTCGTTACCATCGTGATCGCCCTATATTACGGGGCAGTCACCTACTTAGGAGTACATGATGTCTTCCAAAGCAGTAACACGCAAGAAACCGAAGTGCAAACCCAAACCGAGATCAAAGCCGCTCGCATCCGTTTCGACGGAGAAAGGTGGCGCCCGATTGAGGTCGAAGTTCAAAGCACGACGGGGCCCGGCCTGCCTAAGCAGGTCGGCATCGGTGAGAACATACCGAAAGGTACTCCTCACTAGTTTGTACGAGAACTGCCAATCCTACGCCTGGTTCACAGAGGTGCTCCCAATAGTTCGGGAGTCACTGTGGGCTAGGTTGTGGGATTGGACTGAGCGAGCTTCCACAGTTGTATATAGCTCACCGGCAGAACATTATGCCGTTGCTCAGATAAGCGCGTTAGTCCGGAAGGCTCCATTTCATTGGAGGACACTAGAATTACCGGTGTCGCCCCAAGCGCAAGCCATGCAGACATTCCTCGCCAGCGAACAAAGCTGTCGGGAGGTGAATGCAAAACTACGCTTGAGGTCTTACGGTCCATATAGTTTTAGAATAGACTATATGCGTCGTTGGATAGCCCATACTTTGGGCATTGCTCCGCGTCTTGCGGATATCTACGACAACGCTGACTTCAGTTCGGGCTCAGCAATTGGCATCCACGGTAATGCAACCAACCTATATCGCAAGTTATTTAGCGAGAGTTGGTCCGTGACTGCTAGTGCCTTACCCTACGCCAGGTCATTCTTTAAGAGGAATTATAACCTCGTTGAGCATATGTTTAACGCTCAAAACGGGATCGTCTGTTACGATAATGACGACCTCGATTTAAAGGTGACAGCAAAGGCGGATGTGGTTTCGTACAACAAACTCAGCTTTGTACCAAAGACAGCGAAAACCCATCGGGTAATCGCTGTTGAACCATTGCTGAACTCGGTCCTACAAAGTGGGGTAGATAACGTGATGCGTAAGAAATTGTTGCGCCACGGATACGACCTCACGGACCAAGGGAAGAATCAGAGGTTGGCGCAGATCGGGTCCCGTGATGGCACACTAGCCACCATGGACCTTTCAGCTGCGTCTGACTCTATTTCCATAGAACTAGCACGGATCTTACTCCCATGGGATTGGTTCGATTTACTGAACCGCCTTAGGAGCCCGAGCTATAAACTTGACGGCAAGTTACACCGTTATGAAAAGTTTTGTTCTATGGGCAATGGGTTCTGCTTTCCACTTGAGACCCTGATATTTGCTTCCGCTCTGCGTGCATCCGTGCACGAAGTAGGCGAGAAAGATCGAACACACGCTGTGTATGGGGATGATATAATTGTCCCCACCGCGGCGTACGACGACCTGAAGCAACTATTGAACTACCTAGGGTTCACGACCAACGAGTTGAAGTCCTTTAAAGAGGGACCATTCCGTGAATCGTGTGGAGCAGATTGGTACGAGGGACAGGACGTCCGTCCTGTGTACTTGGACTATACGCTCAGCACTGACTGTGCCATGCGGATATTCCATAACGCTACTTATCGAGGTTCCAGATCGACCTTATGGTTTGACACCATACGGCCGTACTTGCGAACGCAAGTACCATCTCATGCTCGCTTACTCCGTCCTCGCGACCGCCTAACAGCGGAGACGATGGATTGGAAGGGTATGACGTACGACGAGAAGTTCGTCGCTATCGCCAACCTTAACGGGGCATTCGATGTAGACCTGGACATCTTTATGGGTAGCGGTTGGTCACGTTGGGACCGGGATACACAAACCTGGACTTGGCGGGAGTATTTGTACTCTCCCGTTGAGGATTCCAGTTCCGATCCTTTGTTTAAACGTGCCCAATACCTAGCCTTCCTGAAGGGTTCGCCCCAGGGAAAACTAGCCCTGCGTCGTAAGACGCGAGTGTCTGTCATCAATAAACAATAACAGAC